CCATCATTCACAAGATGAAATTTTTATATGCTTACTTTAAAAGAGCACCACCAGAGTTATCGAGTTTACAGGAATTTGCGAAAGCGATAGTACTATTTATTTATGGCGATGATGGAATTTGTTCAATTAAAAAGAGCATGTTACCGTTTTTTAACCCGGAGATTTTATATGAAGAGTTGAAGAAATTAAATTTGGAATATACGAACTCCACAAAAACAGGACCAGCACATATCGAACCAGTAAGAGAATTAACGTTTTTGAAAAGAGGATTCCGAGAGGATGAATGTGGACGACAACATGCTATTATTGACGAACAGACAATAACAGAATTAACGAACTGGACGCGAGAGTGTGCTGATATGGATTTGGAAAAAGCTTCCGTTGATAATCTAAACGATTCCCTTGCATTTGCATATGCTTATGGGAAAGAATATTTTGATAATCATCGGAGGAAAATTAAAGAAAATTTGAAACCAGAATTACATCAGCTTCTACGAGACTACCCTTATTACCATCAGTTGTTTTTAAGTAAGCATGAGGCTGGTCGTTATGTTCCTGCACAGGCGCAAGGTAGCGTAGATCCTGGTATGATAACCGATTCAACAACACCAATAACAACTAACACCAATGAAGCACCAAAAACAAGTGATAATACTAAGGGTATTATTTTAGAAGCCCAACGAGAAGTCGAGGTGAGTGGACCAACGATGGAACCAAATTCCGGAGGAGGAAGACTTACTAAGACCTGTATGCCTGATCCTAGTTGGTCGTTACCGGACACGGTACACCGAAGGGTTTGGGTTAATACATATCCATGGACAACAGCGAACGCGCAGGGATATGCGTTAGTAACCTTGAGTTTACCTCAAGATATTATCGTAAATTACTTGCAATCAATGGCTTTTGAACGTTTTATTTTTTGGAAAGGATCCATTAATCTTGATTTCGAACTGAGTGGTATGAAAATGCACATGGGAAGATTGAAGGCTTATGCAGTACCGTGGACGAATGGTTTATTAGTCGCGAATTTACAAGCAGCAAGCCCGACAGCTTATTATGGGCTGAATCCAATTTCATTGGATCCAGCCTCGAGTACGAAAGGAAGATTAGTGGTTCCATTTTATAATCCGAAAAGTTATATATCAATAAATGGACCATCCGCGGATGCGAATTTTGATTTCACGGCAACGGTGATAGTATCGGTGTTAGTACCTTTGGGTGCGGCGACAGGATCCCCTACCAGTATTAATCTGGCAGTGTGGGCTTCGTTTGGCATGGACTCTGAGTTCCATGTACCACTGAATTCATCTGCCGTGGGAACGGTTTACAATCGCGAACACGCAAAACAATTGATGCGAAATGCAAAATTTGCTCCAGCACGCGCTGAGGGTGGGACTATTTCAACAACGAATAATATAACATCTTATGGCGATATGGACGGAACTTGTATTCCGCAGAAAATGACGAATGATGATTTTCAAGGAGCTGCTTCTGGTAATAAAGTGGATGTACCAGCATTCGACCGAGCAGCCAGATCAATGAATCCATTCAATATTGTGAGAAAATATATTCAAAATTTTTCGCATTCGAAAGGATCAGAAATGGTTACGCGATTGGATTTAGATCCATCTAATCTAGCAGTAGTGACAAGAGATCATTTTTCAACAAATGTAGACGAGATGAGTATGTCTTTTTTACTTTGTACACCAACTTGGGTAGATAATGTGGCGTGGCCAGGAGCAGCAACTTTTGGTACGTCATTATATTCAGGTTTTATAGGACCAATGACATCGTTATTTACGCCTGGTACCACGAATCAAATAGTTTTGACGCAGGGTAATCAAGTGTATTTAACACAATGGGAGTATAATGCTATGCGTTTTGCTTTCTGGAGAGGAGGTATGCGTATACGAATTGAATTAGTAGCAACGATGTTTCATGTGGGACGATTATGCTTGACGTTGAATTATGGTGCTCCACCAGGAGTGCAAGTTGGTTTGAGAGATGCGACATCGCAGTACGCCGTAGAATTTGAACTTAATAGTGATAAAAACGTCTTTGAATATGACATTCCGTATGTTGCATCGACGCGTTGGAAGAGGACTTGTAGAGGACCCTCTTCTCCTGATGATCCGGATGTTAATGGCGGAGCATGGTGGAACGATTATTTTATCGGATCTTTCGATATTAGTGTCGTTACGCAACTGCAAACAACAAATGTTGCACCACCTGATGCCGTCATCATCCTTTCTTATTCAGGAGCAAAGGATTTTGAAGTTTATATGCCATCAAATATTAATCAAACTTTCATCTCAACAATTACGACAATAGTACCGATACCTCTTGCAGCAAAAGCACAAGGAGATAACGGTGGAGGAGCGAAAGCCGGGACGAGTACGGCACCGAACCCACCTGATGCATCTGCTTTATTAGTAGGGGCATTAAGGGTGGGACCACCTGATATGTCAGGACCGATGAAGGATGATCATTTTGGCCATATGGCCCCAGTGAAGGACTTGCGTTCGTTATTGAGGCGATATTATCCGTTTAAGAGGAATAACATTTATACGTATACAGCACAAAGTTATACCGCAACAACATCTAATGATCAAGGAGCAGGTTATACCCCGCTTTTTAATACTTCAACGATTCCGGCTAATCAACCGTTACCGTATCTCATTTATGAAGTTATACCAGTTCAACCTAGCGATATTTCTTATGGGACATATGGAACATCTGAGAGGGTCTTAGGGAATCATGTTACACCTTTGAATTTTTATGGACCAGAATATCGTTTTTGGAGAGGTTCAATGCGTTACAAATTTATTTTTGGAAACGTGGAGAATCCTACCACGAATGATTTAACACCAGCAAACTCAGGAGTGTTTTATATACCTCATGGACAATTTACCGATACAGAAGTTCCGAAAGCTGCCCGACCAAATTGGGCTTGGATAGCTGCCAATTATGTAACAGCAATAATTGGTGGTACAAGTTCAGCGGGTGGTGATTCGCAGCTATTGACAGGATTAATTACAGGAATAAATTATGCACAGGACTGGGTGGGGCATGGAATAGTAAATTATAGCGAAATAGAAATACCTTTCGCATCAATTTACAATGTTCTACCTACAATACAGGGATCTATTCCATCTAATTTGTCTCCAGATATAGTGACAACAGGAGTTATGATAGCTTGGACAATATTACAATATCCATATTCTGCCACACCGGGAACAGCACCGTATGTAAGACCTTTAACAGTTTTAAAATCAGTTGGTGATGATTTCCGTTTTGGTACATTTATGGGTATACCGAAGACTTACGTTCAATCAGTTAGTTATCCGCAAGGTGTTTATTGGCCAGATACGTGGGTAACCACGCCTCCAGCTAATAGTACGCTGCAGAAGATTAAAAGTGCTATTGAAAGTAATCAAAAGGGAAGAAAGAAAGAAGACTCAGAGAGTGATTGGGAGATCGCTGAGCAAGATCCAGCAAACATGTCAAAATCGATGTTGGTAAGAAATTAAATAAACTCTCAATGACACCCCAGAATCCCAGACCTGCAAGGGCCGAAGGAAACTGGTTTAGTGAAGAAAAAGATATGAATTATTGGAGATCGCCGCAACGTCATAACAAGCGACAAATGCGAATGAACTCTGAAGGAATAACAGGAATTGAGCATTACGAGTATGTGCCTTTTACGACCATTGAAATTATAGAACAAATTATGGATTATTACGAAAGTTATGTGAATGAACCAATCATTTATATGATGCGTATGCTTAATTCAAAGCGTTTGCTCGAAGTGAAAATAGTTAAATCAGGAACATTTTATCAAGTGATGTGGATAGTCCCTAATTCAATTTTAAGTGGTGATTTTAAAATTGCCGTTTTGGATTGGGTGACGATTGACAATGAATTATATCGAAGAATACATTGTTCGATGATCTTTGCTATGGCTCGTTTTAATGAGCAATGGCCAAGAAAAGAGAGCAGTATAAGAAGAGCGACTTCTTTTTGCGAGGTAAGCAAAACGAAAAGTACGGAAGACACGATGGTTGGCATAGAAGATCAAGCGCTGATGACTTACTGTATGGATCGTCATGATACTTACCTTAATGAAATCAGTGAACCGATTTATAAGCCGGCTCATGCTCAGGGTGATGTAGTACCATCTTTTCGCCCGCCGACAACAGCTAATATAGCATTGGTAGTTTTGTCGGTTTTCAACAGATTAAGAACTGAAGAACAATACAATGCTCGCATGGCTATGAATGAGATAGTGCAGAATTTTCATCTCTGTGCTTATACCACCGAAATGGAGGGCTTCGAACGAGGATTTAAAATCATTGGAAAATTTATGATTGATAACGTCCAATTTTCGAATACGACAGGGGTTGGTTTAGGACCAAGGAAGAAAATTGCTGAAGAGAAAGCAGCTTATGCTGTACTTTCTCAGTTAGTAGACAAAGTACCAGCTTGTCAACGTGAAAACATGGAAGTTTCAGACTCCGATGAGGAAGCGTCGACCGAACAAGAAATTTTAACGATTCTTGCGGATAGTAGTAACTCTTTTACTCGACATAAAGACAAACGACAACAGATTGTCAAAGTGTTGAGAGGTTTGGGTTACGAAGTTAGTTTTATGGTAGCAGAGAAGAAAAAGACAGAATTTGAAAAGATTGTTCTGTCTTCGTTAAGTGAATGAAAATCTTTTAAGAGGCCAACCACACGTCCGTATAAAGAGCGGTGAAGCGACTAAGCTAGAGATTAGCTGAATGTTCATTAGGAACATAAACGTGAATCAGTTATCCTATCGGAAGACAAAAGAACCTTTATAGTTACTGTTTACAGATATAAAGTGTGTGGTGCCTACTAGTAGCCTTAATTAAAATCGAAGAGGGCTAAGGTTAGTGAAGCAATGGCGAGTTAACATTCCCCCGCCCGTGACACTATTTTCGATCATC